GTGGGATAAAGATAATGAAAGTTTGGAGTGGGATGAATTCCCAGAAGAACTAAAGCAGGAATTGCTTCGCACTCAAAATATGCAGGAATATAAATATGCTAAATATCAACTTCCCGGAGGGCAAAATTATCGTGAAGTTGTCTTGACGATGCCTGAAAAAGAAGCCGGAACAAAACAATACACTTATGATGATATAATTTTAACAAAAGGAAAATCTAATTGGAAGTTTAAAACAAAAGATGGTGTTGTGAGTGGTTCAATACCCGGAGGGTTATATCCTGAAGAAATTGCTCGTGATTACGCTTTGCAAATGGCGCAAACATCGGAATCTACACTTAAAAAACCTTCTGGAGAAAAATCAACATATACAAGTTCTCACTTCGCAAACATTCCAAACTATGTAGCGCATATGCGCTTGAATGAACGCACAGATGCCGAAGGCAACGATGGCTTGTTTATTGAAGAGATCCAGTCTGACAGGCATCAGCAGGGCAGGGAGAAAGGATATGCAGAGGAAAAAGAAGTAACAGCAAAATTGGTCCCATTTAAGTACCCAAATGGCTTCATTGAATATTATTATCATATATATGATCCTAAAACAGACAAGCCAATACTTCGAGATAATGGCGAGCCTGTTACTCTTGCAAAAGGATTTGGCAAACAGCAAAGATCAGAGCAAGATGCAATTAGAATATATAAAGAAAGTGTTGCCAATCTTGTTCCAGACGCACCATTTCGCAAAGATTGGCCACTGCAAATGTTCAAGCGTGCATTGCGTGATGCTGTTGAATCTGGAAAGAAATGGATCGGGTGGACTGATGGAGAAACGCAAGCTGATCGGTATGACTTGAGTCAACAAGTAAGTGAAATAATTGCATGGCCTGTCGGAGAAGAAGGCGCATTTAAGTTTGTTGACAATAAAGACGCCAAAAAAATGTTTGTGACAGTGCGAGGACTTAAAGGAAACACAATTTTTGAACAAGCGGTTGAAAAGGGAAAACTATCTGATCTTGTTGGAAAAGATTTGGCAAATAAAATGATTTCTCAAATCGGATCAGAATCAGTAACATACTCAGGCCCAAATCTCAAAATCGGCGGCGAAGGCATGAAAGAATTCTACGACACCATCCTTCGTAACAAACTTGGCGAGTATGTAGACAAGATGGGTGGGAAAGTTGAGAAGTCTAAAATTCAAACGGGTAAAAAATACGACTTTGAATTATTTAACCCTGAAGGAGAACCAAAAGGCGTGTTTGTTCTCCGAGATCGAATGACAGGTAAATTTTTGGCAGATAGTGAAAAAGAAACTTTTTTATCTCGCGCAGAAGATGGAGAACTAATGTCTCAAAAAGTTGCAGAGTCAATGATTGAGGCATTTTCTAAAGATACTGAAACCCCAATCTGGCGAGTAAACATCACGCCAGAAATGCAAAAATCGGTTCGCGCTGGGCAACCGCAATACATGCCATATATCCCATATTCTATGCCGAAAGATCCTCGGCAGATTATGGCGGATTTCTATTTGCTAACGACTGTTGGCGACATCGCAAAGAGTGCGGGAGAAAACTGGCGCATTGCTTTCGATCCAGAAAGAACAACGATTCAAGGAAAAGCAACTGATCTACAAAAGCTTCTGACATTGCCAACACGCCAAGGTCTGAACTACGAAAAATACGGACAGAATCTTGAAGACGCAGTTCAGAAACTCACGCAGGGAATGAAGAAGCACATGCTGGATTCTCTCTTGTTTTCGATTTCGGCAGAACTTCGCCACTATAAAGCAAATCGTCAGCCAGAGGAATTGTTGGATAATCCTTTCATGAAGGCGTATTCCAAGATTTACGATGCTTACGACGCTGTTGCAGACAAAAATCTTCCTGAATACGCACAAAAATACTTAAAGCCAATGTATCCAGAAACGCCGAGGGCGAGGATTTCAAAAGGTAGCAGAAAAAGTTATCAGCTTTCAAATGCGGCAGTAAGAAAAGCATTTGAGGAAACAGGAATATCAATTTCAGAATTCGCTGATATAGCAGAAAAATTATTTCGAGAAGGAAATTGGAATAAACAATTTGGCGGAGAAAATTGGGGGAATATTGCCGCAGGATTGCAAATGGTTGATCAAGCCAACGATCCTGAATCTCTCATTAAAGCTCTTGATAACGCTTACGATCTTCAACACAATACGGGAGTTGTATTTGATAAAATTCAAAAATATGCTCGCGAAGGCGGTTATCAATGGTTGCAGGACATGTTGGATTTCAAATATCACGCCGGAAGCCCACGGGAATTTGCGTCTTTGGCAAGTTCTGCGGCGAAACGGATCACCGCGCCAGCATTGATTGATATTGGTGATATCGCAATAGATAAACGCCGAGAGAACGCAGTTGCGGTTGCTGGTGAAGATACAATTTCAGATATTGAGGATCAGATTCGCCGACTAAAACCGAACAGAGAGAACATATATCAAGACATCAATGTTAAGGCTCCGAAATATACTGGCAAAGACATCAACGAAGAATTGCAAAAATGGCTCGTAAATACAACGACATCGGGATTCTCGCAGACACCGAATAAATTGAAAAAGCTCGGAGTGAATTCAGATGTCATTCAATATGTAAGATTGCTTTTAGCGCAAAAGATGGCTCCGAAATGGAATGTTCCGCAAGACATTAAGGAAATGGTGTCAAAATCAGTTGCGAAATCTAAAGCGAAAAATCAAACAGAAGTAGAATATGGGCCTCCGATTGGAATTCCTGAAAAATCAAATCTTGCAAAAGTTCCCGCGCCAGTAAAGGAAGGGGGAAATATCATTCCTGCTGATATTGGTGAATTGAAACAACAGATTCACAAATTGATGCACCTGCACACGGAATCAGATATTGGAACGATGGTTCCGTATAAAGGATTGATGTTTTCTGGAATGAAGAATATCCCCGCAAATACTTTCACGATTAAAATTTACAAAGACGGAACTAAAATTGATGAAGCAACTTTCAATCTGAAATCGCCTGTCTATGATAATTCCGTATACGCATATCTTTACTATAATACGCCAGTAAAAGAACAAACAAAAGCAGAAAATCTTGCTGATCTCGCATTGCCTTCTCAAGATATAAAATGGACTCCTGTTTATAGCGGAAAAGGAGAATATGTTAATTTTGTGAATGGAGATGAACCAATCTCAACGGATATGACAGCATACTTCGATGGGAAGCCATTATTTGCTGAATTTATATTAGACGGAGATGCTTTGCATATCAAAACAGAAAAAGGAGACGATTATTCAATTCCTTTTTCACATGAATCAAGCGCAGACGCAAAATCTTCTTTCATTCAACAAATGCTTGGAAAATATACAGATATTGTTAGCGATATAAAAGAATACGAAGGAATAGATTTATCTTTCACTCCGCCAAAACCAGCTTCTTTAGCACAAACAAAAGCCCCATCATCCGAGCCTTCTTTGTCACCAGATTTTAGGCCTGTCGCAATGACGATAGAACAACTGAAACAGTTAATCGTAAATCCGAAGACAGGAGAAATCTCAACACAACCGCTGAAAATTCTGATTAATACAGAGTTGAATTATTTTCCGGAAGAAAAAAAGAGTGGATTGGCTATATGGGGAACGAAATACGCAGAATGGGCAAAGAAAGCTTCTGCCGAGGAACTATGGCCGTCTGTTACCGGAAAGCCATATGAAGATGTTGCATCCCAAAAGTCACAGTCGCTGAAATCCGAGGATCAAGCTATTGCTGACTACAAAGATTACAAAAAATTCAAATACGACCAATGGTATGCCGATCAATCGAAGAAATTAAAAGAGAAGCTACCTGATGAAGTCGTTAAAACGATATTGGATTTTGCTTGGGTTCAAACTGACACAGGTTCCACTATTCCGACAGTAGAAGAAGTGTTCCAAAAAGTTAAAAACAAATTAGGCAATCTTCTTTTATCAACGGATGACATAAAACTTTTGAATGAATCTATCGATTCTGCAATCGGAGAAGCGGCAAAAGGAATGTTTTCTGTAAATCCAACATCATTAGAGAAAATTCCGAGTTTCATGAATTCGCAAAAAGTAATGGAATTATATGAAGCGGTAAAAGCGGGAATCTCTTGGGATGACACGGAAGGCGGAGAATCGATTTCTGACAATCTTGAAGAATTAAATCTTTCTGAACTCTCTGATGAGAATATCGAAGAACTCAAGAAATGGTATAACTCGGTTCTGGATTACGAGAACGAGAAAAAAGAATTCTACGGGGAATTTAAAGAGGAAACGAACGAGCAGAAAAACGCTGAAACTGATCCGGAGGTTGATTATTACAAAAAAGCGTTCAATGAATTCGTAAATTACGACTGGAAAGAATTGTCATCTGGGCCAGAATTTGCGAAAGATTTAGTTGAATATCTATTCGGCTCCAAAGATTTTGATTTTGCGATGAATAGAACCATTTCAGTTGGGAGAAAATTTTTAGTTCCTTACGCTCCCGGAGGAGACAAAGTTTATATTCTTCACGGCAAAGATCAGAATATAGATGGTAGCGTGATTTTTGATATGTCGAAAAAGACAAAAGAGCAGACCAAACAAGAGATGATTGATTGGGTTGCGCATTTCATCGATTACTACGATCCTAAAATCTGATGTTCTCCGCGATTGGCTCACTTCCGAAACACAGATATGTGTTCGTTGATTCCCGTTTCACTCACGAAGAGCCATGCGGGTATGTTCCGGCAGTTTGGTTTGGGCTGGTCAGTTTTCCCGGCAGAGCGTGGGGATGCCATGTGATGTTAGAGTGTGGTGCGGTTTATCGCTCCCTGCCACCTCATGCTCTCTCTTTTACCGAGAATCCGGAGGAATGGTCAGTTGAGCAGGCGCAGATGTGGGATTGCTACGGGACGCGCTGGTCAGCGGAGGAATACACCTATCTGCGAGGATTGAAAGTTACCTGCAAAGTCGAAGGCAAGCTGTATGATGGCGATTATCTTTTCACTATCGCGCCGTTGGAGGATGGGTTCAGCGAAGCTCCTGAACAATCGAAAGAATTTATGTTCTGCAAACTGGATAATGGCAGATTGACAATTCAGCCGACAAATAGGGTTCTTTTTGAAGATCGCAGTTTTACTGGCGGGGAAATGCCAAAGTTGAAATTGCAAACTGACACCTATTCTTGCGAGCAAAACCCACCGCTAACCGAACGCAAACCCAAGCCTATCCCAACGCAAACCCTCCCATTCCCCAATACCCATTCCCCATTATTAAAAATAAAAAACCTTTTCAATTCCGGAAAACGAGTTTTAATCCGCATCGCCAGAATTTTCTGGCATCAAAATAAATACAACCCATAAAATAAATATATATGTTAGAAAACGCCCAAACAAAACTCGACAATCTGCAAACACTTCAAGTTTGCGCCGTAGACCAAGGAATGGAAGTTACCATCTCGGTTGACGAAGATGGTTTCTATTACATCGGAGAAAAGATGTTCACAGATTATAAATCAGCACTCCGCTATCTCGTGAAATGATGGTAATGCCATCCAATAATTCCGGAATAATGATCGGATATCTTGCTGGTAAATATCCAAACAGGATCGGATGGTTATTATCTCCTGATGGTTGGAGAAAACCTCCTTCATGGATGCCATACGCTCTTGACAACGGAGCGTATGGAGCATGGTCAAACGAGCGCGAATGGGATGCTAAATCGTTTCTTGATTTAATTGAGAAATCTAAAACAGCGCACAAACCTCGTTGGGTTGTTATTCCTGATGTAGTAGCAAATCGGGAATTAACAATCCTTCGCTGGCATGAATGGATGCCAAAAATCAAGAGCCGTCTTTTCGGTGTTGCATATGCTTTTGCTGTGCAAGATGGAATGACGCCTAAAGATGTTCCCGATGAAGCCGAGGTTATTTTCGTCGGAGGAACAACCGAATGGAAGTGGCGAAATCTGCATACTTGGACAAATAATTTTCAAAGAGTCCATGTTGGCAGGGTAAATTCTGAACGCATGCTTTGGATGTGCCATGAAGCAGGAGTGGAATCCTGCGATGGAACAGGCTGGATGCGAGGCGGAGAAGAACGATTAGAAGAACTAAATAGATATTTGGAACAATCAACAGGAGGCGACAAACGCCAACAACAACAATTAGCACTATGAATAAACAAGAAAGACTCAACGCAACATTCCGGCTTTGGAAGGACTTTACTTTTGAAGCGGCACATCAACTTACAAAGGTTCCCGTAGGACATCAATGCGGGAGATTACACGGGCATAGTTATAAACTTCGCGTCCATTGCCAAGGCAAACTTGATCCGGAGCGAGATTGGGTTGTTGATTATTCAGATATTGCCACCGCAGTTCGTCCTGTAATTCAAAAACTCGACCATTCATTCCTTAATGATCATTTTGATTTTGAAACGACCGCCGAAAATATAGCTTGGTGGATGATTCATGAAATTAAACAAAAACTTCCATGGCTTTACGCTGTTGAATTATTTGAGACTCCCACAACATCCGTTTATGTGGAAATGTGAAATTCAAAATAAAAAATGAAAAAGACCACTCTGAAAGATTTCTGCCGAATGATTTTCGGTTGCTATCCTCCGACGCATTATTCCAACGCTACGAAACGAGAAGCGGAAGTTGCCGGACTGATTGCCGCTGGCTGGTCTAACAAAGAAGTTGCTTCGCATCTTAAAATATCAATCAAGACAGTCGAGAAACACCGGACGGCAGTTCATAAAAAAAACAATCTTGCGAATACCGCAGATTTGACCCGTTGGGCATTAGCCCACGGATACGCAAAAAATGAATTTTTGGAAAACGAAAAAAAATCCTTTTCAAAATCTAAAAAGATGATTTAATGCATCTCATCGGAGGAAACTCCGGTGAAAAATAAATCAATAAATAAATAAATCCATGAATCCTAAAAATATCAAAATCCTCTCGCGTCACAATACGCTCGCTGAAGCTGTTCAAGCCGCAAAACCTGACCTCTCGTATAATGAACGCGAGGCTCGCGAATCCATCAAACTCACCGACTGCGGTTACAATCGTGATCGCGGAACAATCGCCGCTTTCGTTTGTGAAGACGGGAAAATCCGTTTCGTTTATCAAGCCGACATCGCTCTGCTTCACGAATTTTCTCCTTTCTCTTCCTGCTTGAGCAATTCACCTTTTGAACTCGTATTCGATGAAATCGATTATCTGAATTTCACGGGTCTGAAAATGACGAAGAACTCAAAATCACGCCAAACGATTCGTTCACTTCAAGCAAATCCTGATAATTCTGCCTGCGGTCGCTGTCACGCACTTGTTTCCTAATCTCGTTCCTCCCAGAACAACCAACATCAACCAATAAATAAATAAATACCATGTTAGCTACAATCAATCAACTCACGGCAATCGATGCCGCCCATGCCGCCTCAACAACCAGCGAAAAATACGGATTCGTTTCTACCCGCTCGGTTATCGACAACCTCACAAGCCTCGGCTTCACCACTCGCTCGATTCAGATTGCGCGAGCCAATAAAGAGGAACGCAAAGGCTTTCAGAGGCATATCGTCCGAATGCAACATTCCTCGCTCATGCCGAAAGTTGGCGATTCATTCCCCGAGGTTGTTCTGATCAACTCCCACGATGGCGGTTGCTCCTACCGAATGATGCTCGGAATGTTCCGCCTTCTCTGCTCTAACGGAATGGTATCTGGAAACATTCAAGACGAGCTTCGGTTCGTTCACCGGAAGGCAAATCTCGACAAGATCAAAGATGGCGTATTCTCCATCGTTGACAGAGCCGCCAGACTCTCCGATGTCGTTTCCCGCATGAAATCCCGCGAACTCACTCTTCCGGAGCAGGCGCACTTCCTCGACGAAGCAGTCCGCATCCGTTACAAAGCTCCCGAAGGCGATGTTTCTCTAGAGGATATTCGTGAATTCAATCATCGCCGCGATTCGCTCAATCAGCTTCGCCGCTATGAAGATCGCGGGAATAATCTTTGGCTTACATTCAACCGCATTCAAGAGAACCTTACACAAGGTCGCCGTGGTAGCGGTGTTCGCCGGATTACCTCTCCTCACACGGATGTTTCCGTGAATCGTGAACTCTGGAATCTCGCGGAAAATTTCTTGAACTAATTTGTTTCGGGAGGGGGATTATTCCCCCTCCCTAACAATTCATATTATGAAATTCCTACCGATATTGTTAGCGGGATCACTCGTTTCATGCTCATCAATCAGCAAAGAAACATATACCGAGCGGCGGATTTTGACCTACCCGAAAAAATCAACTCCGCATATCAAGGATATGTATTTGCAGGAGCCGAAAACCCAAACGCCTCAAATCATTCATCAACCGGAACCGCAAGCGGCAACGCCTGTTGATGATTTTGATTACATCAATCCTGATCTTCCGACAAACGACATCATTACGATTGGCTCGACCAAACAAGATGTTGCTCGCGTTCTTGGGAATCCCACCAAGGTTCACAAAGGAGTAGATGACGACATGTGGTGGTATAAATCCAGCTACATTGTCTTCAATTCCGAAGGCCAAGTTGAAGGATACAGCGAAAACGGAACGCCACTCAAAATCTCAATCCAATAATGTATATCACCCACAACGACGAGGAAATCCCGACAGGGACACTCAAACAACTCGGAATCATTCAGGCCAACTATAAATTGCTGGTCGAAATGTTCGGTGAACCTCGAATCCTAAATCAAGATTGTTTGCATGTTGAATGGGTCGTCCGAGTAGGCGACAAGATTGCCGCAATCAACAATTACATCGGCGTCACCAAGCCGACTGTCGAAAATACGGCACTCTGGCCGATAGCCGGATCAGAGCCTGATGTCATTAACGATATTCGGCAGATTCTTGATAACCCAATAGCCAGCATTAAGCGCAAAATCGAATTTGAAATGAGTTTGGTTGATGCAAACGAAAAAGAAGAACTCTTGAAGAAATGCGCGAGAAATCTTGAGCAAATGTGCAAGGCGACAACTATTCTATGCAAAAGCGCGGAGACGGCATTAGCGCAAATGAAAAAAATTATTTGATGGAGACAACAAATGAAAGAACTACTCTATATTCAATGGAGCTTTGAAGCCTTCATTAAAGTCATTCTCCCACTTTTGTTTTCGATTTACATTTACAAAACCCAATTCAAAAAATGAACGAAACAAGTTTCATAATTTTAGCGATAGCTAGTTTTATTGCGATTGCTTTTGCGTATCGCGCAGGACAGCAAAAAATACTGGATCAATTCGATGAATACACCAAAAAACGCAGAGAGCGCGAAAGCAGATGGCGCGAATTTGAGGAGGAGGATTAAAAATGGGAACTGAAAAAACAATTCATGATTGCATGCCTCCCGAAGCGTATATGCGAATTTGGGAATCAGCATCCAAGAATAATAATGGCCCAAGATACGCGAGCACAGTTATTGTTAAAAAAAAGATTGACAGAGCAGGGCAAAAAACCAATGTTTCGTCCCGTCTCGTAAAACAGCGGGGCAACATTGATAAATAGCCATGTCTAACAACAATAAAAAAATAAACTTTCCAGCCTTTCCGGTTGCCCCTTATGCGGGTGATCGTGACAATGCTCCGATTAAATCAAATACCGGAATGTCCATGAGAGATTTCTTTGCCAGTATGTGCCTTGTTGGTCTTGCTGGCGACATTGCGGATAGCGACATCACCGCCGATGAGATTGCGGAAACGGCATACGAAATCGCTGATGCGATGTTAGGTAAAATTGGAAAAATATGAGCGAGCCGAAAGATCAAAAAACATTCGACGAAATCGTAGAATCAATAGATATCAGTTCGCTCACTCCTAAAGATATTCTCGGAGACTTGTTCAGATCATTTCAATACATTTCAACCAGAGTTGCGGTTGCAATTCGGTTGCTGGAAAAAATGGAAAACAAGGAGAAAGAAAATGACCCAATACCCTGATCGGATTCCTTACGATCAATGGATAAATAGCCAGTTATCAATAGCGCGATTTTATGGTGGAATTTCCATCAACGGAAAACGCTATGTCATCGATAGAGAAACCAACGATCTTGTGATTCCGGTGCGTAGAAAAAACCGGAAAAAACAGGAAGAAAAAAAATCAGAAAAAAGTGTTTTCAAAACAGAAGAAATGAATTTGAATACATAGTGCAGTTCAACTGCTCAAATAAATAAATAAATAAATCAATGAATCCTCAAACAACAATTACTGCCCGTAAAAATGGAACTTATTGCGTTCATTTTTACTATAACGACGAAGAATCAAATGTCATCTGCAATAACCTGCAAGATGCCATGAAATTAGTTTCCGAGTTTCTTACGCGAGTTTCTAATAAATAAATATGCAAACATTCCTGCCTCATAAATGCTTCACCAAATCGGCGGCATCATTAGATAATCGCCGACTCGGTAAACAGCGTGTCGAATGCCTTCAAATCCTGAATGCGCTTCACAACCCTGAATACGGCTGGCAAAACCATCCCGCGACGAAAATGTGGCGCGAGGATAAAGGTTCTTTGGTTCACTACGGACTCGCTATCTGCGACGAGTGGATTCGCCGTGGCTACAAAGATACCTGCCGCGATAAAATCAAAGCGTATTTGCAAATTGCCGACCTCTCGCGGAAAACTACTCCGCGCTGGGTGACTGACGATTTGTGCGTTTCGCATCAGAGTAACCTCATCCGTAAATTTCCCGAGCATTACGCTCCGCAATTTCCGGGTGTTTCAAACGATCTTCCGTATGTCTGGCCAGCCTGATATGAAACACAATCTACATTGAATTTTCCCCCGAACAACAAACAAACCAAAACCAATGAAACATAAATCCATTACATTCAAATTCGCCTGTGGCGAAAAAGAACTGGCCGAAGCCGCTCGTTATTTCAATATCAAGAAAGCGACCCGCGAACATTATCGCAGATTGATCAATATTTTGATTCACGAAGGCGAGAAAGCCATCCTGAACAATAACGAAGACTAAAACTAACAACTCAAATAAATAAATATATGAGCCAAATAGCAATACCAATAAATGAAATCGAGCGCATGGCGGAAATCATCTCCAAAGCGAACTTCTTTGGATACGCCAATCTTGAGCAGGCGGCAACGCTGATGCTCATCGCGCAAGCGGAAGGTCGCCATCCGGCATCAGCCGCAAAGGAATACCATATCATCAAAGGCCGACCCGCCCTTAAAGCGGATGCGATGCTTGCACGATTCCAGCAAGCTGGCGGAAGCGTTCAATGGGTCGAACGCACCGACCAAAAAGTATCCTGCAAGTTTTCGCATCCGCAGGGCGGAGAAGTCACAATCTGTTGGACTATTGATGATGCCAAAAAAGCTGGCCTCACCAATAACGACAACTGGCGCAAATATCCGCGCCAAATGCTATCTGCTCGCGTTATTAGTGAAGGCGTGAGGGCAACCTACCCAAGCGTTGTTTCTGGCTTATACACGCCAGAGGAAGCGCAGGATTTCAGCCCTTCGCCAACGCCTGCGCCAAAACCAGCAATATCTCGCCCAAATCTGCCAGAGGCAAAACCAGAAACGGCTCCTGTTATCGAAATTGCGACCGAGGTTGCCGAGGCTCCGGTTGAATCAACAGGACAAGAGCAGGAGGCATCCACGGAAAAACGCGATGCGCTTTGGGAGTTGATGGAAACCCATCAATACACCGAGGCCGACATTATGCGATTCATCACAGATAAAGGCGTGAAAACCTCGGCGACCCGCATCGCTGACCTGACCGATAAAATCGTTGCCCGTCTCGTTGAGAAATTCTCTCTCATCGTGAAATTCATGGAGGAAACGAAATGAGCGACGAGCGTAACGGAAAAATCTCCGGAAGTGGCATTGCGGCACTCGCCGCTTGTCCGGGGAAATTCAATCTGGAACAAACTCTCCCGAAACAGCCTTCGGGAGAGGCGGCGGAAATCGGGAATCGTGTTCACGAATACATTGCTTCCGAGGGGAAAACCAAACTTGTTGATTCAGAGCGCGAGATTGCGGAACTCATCGTTAGCAAGTATGAGGAAGCGGTTGAAACAATCGGACTCGGAAATCCGGACAGCGTTCAGCGAGAAACTCGCCTATGGTATGGTGAGGATTGGAGCGGACAAATTGATCGGATTGATTTCTACGACACCTTTTATGGGAAAGTAGCTATCGTCACCGATTACAAGTCTGGCCGAATTGCCCAAGGCGGAGCGTCTGATAACCTTCAACTGCGAGCTTATGCTGTTCTGGCTAAAAAAGCGTATCCAGAATTGTATAAGGTTTATGTTTGCATCGTTCAGCCGCTCGCTGGCCCAACATCAATCGCTCAATACGATGAGCTGGATTTGGCTCAATCCGAGGCGCAAATTCAAGAAATCATCCGCAAAGCGTATGATCCGAACGCGCCAAGGATTCCGAGTCCCGATGCGTGTCGGTATTGCTCGGCTAAATCGGTTTGCCCCGAAGCCAGAGGATTAACCACCCAAATTCAGCAGATTGCCCATGAAAATGTGAAGGCTCTTACCTGCGACGAGCTTGGGAAATATCTGGAACGAGCGGAGGTTGTTGAGGATATCATTGCCGCTCTTAAATCCGAGGCCAAAAGCCGATTGTTATCTGGTCAATCCGTGACAGGATACAAATTGGAGGCAGGTAATTCAAGTCGCTCGATCCCAAATCCCGATGCGGCATACGAAAAGTTGAAGACTCACATGAGTCCACAAGAGTTTGCGAAATGCTGTAAAGTATCAGCACCGCAATTAGAATCTTTGATTGCAAAAAGTATGCAAATCAAGGCAAAGGAAGCAAAACAAAAGCTGGGCGAATTGCTCGGAACTGAACTTGTTGTAAAACAAGGCGAACAAAAAATGGTAAAGGAATAAATATGGAAAAGAAATATCTATCAAAAGCAGGAAAATACATCGCGGTTGTCAAGCGTCCGCCTAACGGCTGGTTCGGTGAAATTGGCGAAAAGAAAACGCCATTCATTCGGATTCCATTGATCATTCAGGAAACCCAAGAAATGGAAACTGACGATCAGGTCGGAACTGAAATCGTCTGGCGAGGATTCATCACCGAAGCCGCTGTCGGAAGGACTGTAAAGGCTCTGGCAAAAGCGTTCAATTGGGATGGTGATTTGGCCGCTCTTTCTGCCGACCAATACCTGACCTCATTTGAAAATCCTGACATGGTTGTTCTTGAAAAAGGTAAAACAACCGACACCGACCCGTTTACTGGCAAAACCTGCCGGATTACCTGCGAGGAAGAAGAATACGATGGCAAAACACGCGTTGTTATCAAATGGTTGAATCCCGCCGAGGGGAAAGAGCCTGCGGTGATGGATCAAAAATCCCTGAAATCAATTATCGCTGATGTTGGCAAAATTGCTAAAAATGCCGCGAAAGAGGCTCTTGAAGAACAGAAGACAGAAAAGCCAAAAGGCGCAAAACCTGCACCGAATGTTCGTAAACCCGAATTAAAACAATTCGACGAGGAAGGCGACGAGATTCCATTCTGATTATGAGTCAATATGATGATTACGATCTATCTTCCGAAATTGAGGAAGAGCGTGAAGAAAGGTTTCATGCTATGTGCGCCAAGCGCGATATGGATCAAGGAATATGCCCGAATTGGGGCGACAGCGAAAATGAACAGGAAGAAAACGAATGAACAGCAAATCACTATCAGTTGAGAAAAAACCAGAACCAGAAACAATCGAAGTGGAATTCGTCAAAGACGATCCCGCCGCATACAACAAACTTGAACTTGAAAAGGCAAAGGAATTGATCGGCGGACTTCTTGAGGAAAACTGGACTGGAATTCAGAAAGCGATCCACGAAAATCCAGAGGGCAAAACAACAGTATCCTTCAACTTATACTTGAATCACACATCAGCCGATGGGCGATATGTGAAAGCTAAACTCGCGTATAATTTGAAGGCAAAATCCGAGACCGCCGAGGTCTTTGTTGGAAACCCAAATCAACCAGAAATGTTCTGATGGAAACGGCTACCATTGCGTTCTGCATCCCAATATCTCCAATGTCATTACAAATGGCCGGAAAGCGATTGCAGATACGCAATGGCAAGCCGATATTCTTCAAAACATCGAAGGCTTCAAATTACCAGAAATTCATCCACCTCTATTCTCAACGCTATCTTCCGTCTGCGCCGTGGGATTGCGCGATAAAATTAGAGGTGGATTATTTCTTGGAACGGCCAATGCGCTTGAATACTAAAAAAACATCGCCTTGCGCCATCCTGCACACAAAGCGTCCTGACTTGGATAATTTGCAAAAAGGAACGCAGGACGCTCTTAAAAATTTTTGGGTCGATGATTCCCAAATAGCCAGTTTAAGCATACGGAAATTTTATGTTGAAGCTGGCGGAAAACCATCAATAAAAGTAAAGATCAGCAAACTTGAATCAATAAATGAATAAATACCAAGAAGAACTATGTTTCGATAAACCAACAACAAAACTCGGCCAAGCATTCGAAAAATACCACGCAGAAAACCCGAATGTGTATCAGGCACTTGTTGATTTAGCTCGAAAAGCTCGAAGATACCGACCTGATCGTGTGATCGGAATTCAAATGCTGTTTGAAGTGTTGCGCTGGAATTATTACACTTCCGTTTATACCACCGAGGAATACAAATTTCCGAATGCGTTTGCGGCTGGTTATTCCCGCCTCATTATGAAAAATGAGCCTGATTTGCGGGGGATTTTTCGTATCGCCAAAAGTGAATTTGATGCTGAATAATTCTGTGAACTATTACACCTATCACATAGGCGATTACCGAACCGCCACGGCTCACCTTTCATTAGAGGAAGACGCCACCTACAAGCGGTTGCTGGATTACCAATACGACAAAGAATGCCCGATTCCCGATGATTCGGCGGTTATGGCGCGGAGATTGCGAAGCACGGAGAAACTTGTTTCTGATATGCTCGCGGAATTCTTTACGCTTACGGAACAAGGATGGGTCAATCAACGGGTATGGAATGAAGTTGGCAAACATCAGGAATTCATAGAAAAACAAAAGCATAACGGGAGAAAAGGAGGGAGGATGAAAACCCAAGCCGAACCCACCGCTAACCCACCGCAAACCCTCCCAATACCCAATACCCATATCCCAATAGATAAAAAGGCAATCAACTTTGAAAATCTGCCGGAACCTCTCAATACCGAACAATTCAAAGAAGCGTGGAAGCGGTTCGTGAAATACAGGGCAGAAAGAAAAAAACCAATCTATCAAACATCAATGGAATCAAAATGGAAACAGATGGAATCTTGGGGTGTTGATTCTGCCATCCAAGCTATCGAAAACACGATTTCAAATGGTTGGCAGGGAGTTTTCCCGCCTCACGGAGAAAAGGCAAAGAAGAAACAGGATTCGAGTATTTTCAGGGGGTCTTTCTGATGAATGTTGTAATAAAAAAATGCAAAGAATGCGGGAAGGATTTTGAAACTGAAGAAATTTATATGCCCGAACTAAATCGGCGTTTCGTTTTTCAATCCGCTTGTGAGCCGTGTTTGGATCGATTGCTTACAGAACGCGATGTTCAGGAAAAAGAGGCAAAAGCCAAAAAGCGAGAAGACGATTTTTGGGGAATGGTTCCGGAAATTTACAAGACAACGGACGAAACAAAGATTAACAGCAAGTTGAAACGGGCAATTTACGAATGGAAATTCGGGCCAAAAGGAATCGGAATCAAAGGGCCATCAGGAACTCAAAAGACAAGATCAGCGGTATTGCTGTTGTATAGGCTCCACAAAGGCGGCAGGGATGTTTTCTACCTAAAGGCGACCAAACTCACCCAAAATGCCATTGAAATGTTTTCAGACGACAGGGAGACGAAAAGAAACGCCATTGAGCTTATGTCCAGAGCAACCAAATGTCAGGTCTTGCTTCTTGATGATGTCGGGAAAGGAAGATTATCACCAGCCGCCGAGGAATCGTTATACACTTTGCTCGACACGCGAACGGAAAACTTGCTTCCGACAATCTGGACAACCAACGCTGATAGTTCGCAGTTGCACGATATGATGTCCGAGGACAGGGCGGACGCAATCATGCGCCGACTTATCGAATTTTCAACAATCATCACACTACCATAATTATGAAACCAACAGAAGAATACCTACCATATAGCCAATTCGTTCAAAACCTGTGCAAATCAGGTACGGACATCCTTTGCCAAATGAAATGCCACGAAGCCCATCTCGTTCACATGGCAATGGGTGTTTCTGGAGAAGCCGGAGAACTTTTGGACGCTATAAAAAAATCCACCATTTACAGAAAACCGCTCGACAAAGAAAACATAATCGAAGAATGCGGCGATATTCTGTTTTTTGTTCAGGGAATTCTTAATTACTATTCTTTGGATATCACAGATGCGATCTACGAGAATCGCAAGAAACTTTCCTTGCGGTATTCAAAAGGCGAATACAGCAACGAACAAGCGCAACAACGAGCAGACAAACAATAAATATGTATATCATTATTAGAATCAAACAATACGATGGCGAAAAAGGGAAATATTGGGGTGTGGATCACGGTCACGGATTTCCTTCTGTTCTGCACGAACGATACGATGAAACAACAGAAGAAGCCTCTCGTTTAGCAAAGCAAAATCCTGACTGCCATTTTGCGATTTTTGAATACGACACAGCCGCAATTTGTAAAATGCAACCTCCAATTTGGATCGAGAAAGAAGACCTATGAGATTTCACATTCTTGGATTACCGCATACTGTTACGAATAAAGAATTTGTTGCGTGCGCTTATACGCAGAAAGTTCTGAAATTTGGGAAAATGATGAAAGACCTCGGACACGAGATCATTCATTACGGCCACGAAGATTCAGAGCTTATGTGCGACGAGCATGTCACAGTTCTGACCAACGACGATTTCCAGAAAAGTTATGGTTCCCACGACTGGAAAAAAACCTTTTTCAAGTTTGATACTGGCGACCATGCGTATCAAACCTTCTACGCCAACGCGATTCGGGAAATTGCAAAGCGAAAACAACCGAACGATTTTCTTCTTCCATTTTGGGGATCAGGAGTCAGAGCAATTTGTGACGCTCACGGCGACATGATCGTTGTAGAACCGGGAATCGGATACGCTGGAGGACATTGGGCGCGGTGGAAAATTTTTGAATCCTACGCGATTTATCACGCTTATTGCGGATTAGAGTCTGTAGGAACTTGCCGCCAAGATTGGTATGAAGTTGTTATTCCGAACTATTTCGACCCCAAGGATTTTGAATACAATGAAAACAAAGGCGATTACTATCTTTATCTTGGCCGAGTTTATGGCGGCAAAGGATGCGAAATCGCATTTCAAGCGGCAAAGCTGGCAAATGTTAAATTGATCGTCGCCGGACAAATTGAACAAGGCTACAATCTGCCAGACCATGTGGAATATGTCGGCTACGCCGATTCAGAAAAAAGAAAAAACCTGATGAGCAACGCCAAGGCATCTTTCATCCCTTCGCAATACATTGAGCCGTTCGGAGGAGTTCAAGTTGAAAACCTTTTCTGCGGGACTCCAACGATAACAACTGACTGGGGAAGTTTCGCGGAAAACAATCTTCACGGAGTCACCGGATACAGATGCCGAACGATGGGGGATTTTGTTAGAGCGGTTCAACTAATTGAATCAGGAATGATAAAATCAAAAAATTGTCGCCTATGGGCTGAAAACTTCTCTTTGGAGAGAGTTGGCAGGCTTTATGAGAAGTATTTTAAGGATGTTCTGGATGTTTATACTGGCAAAGGCTGGTATGCAGATTGCAATGGTTTAACTCCTTTGATGAAAACATATCCGTATTGATAAAATATGAAATTTGATTTTGTTGATATCGGAACAAGCGATTTTGATCTCGGATATGGTTCAGTTGGCTTGCAGTCGAGCCATCTTCTTATTGAACCCGTCAGCTACTACCTTAACAGGATTCCTGAAGCGGAAGGAGTTGTGAAAATAAATGCGGCAATATCTGATCGTGACGGAGAAGGGGATGTGTATTATTTAAGCGAGGAAACAATCGCAGAATTAAAATTGCCTTTTTGGGTCAGAGGTTGCAATCGGATTAGCAGTCCGCATCCGACATTGGTAAAAATACTAAATGGTCAAGATGCGTGGAGCATTCAAAAAATTAGAACGATAAAATTTTCAACGCTGATTCAGGAATTGAAAATTGAGGCCATCGGGAGCTTGAAAATCGACACAGAAGGACTTGATCATATTGTCTTGAGTGGCGTTGCTGATTGCATCGATTCAGGACTATCGGTTGATCGCGTAATGTGCGAGTGGGTTCCTGCTTTCGGAAACACAGAACAACTTAAAGAACTATGTTTCAGATTGTGGAATTATTTCCCGAAACAAGAATTAAAAGGCGAAGACATTTATCTGACAAAATGAAAAATATATTATTCTTTACTCAAAATCGATGGGCCTTTGGATCGTTACATCACGGACTCGCAAAGGAGTTATGGAAACATGGCATCTACGCGAATCTTTTGGATTGGACAGTCGAATACAGCCAAGAGGAATTCAAACTTCTCCGAGATTCATACGATGTTTTCGTAACGATGCCGGATGCCGTTCTTGCTCTCCATTACAAATATGGCGTAGAACTGGAACGCATTGTTGCCGTAGCTCACGGGCAATGGGACATCCTTCTCGCCAAACAACAAGCCGATCAAGACTTCTACCCGAAGCTGAAAGGTTTCGGGGTCATTAGCAATATATTGAAAAGAAAATGTGATGAATGGCAAATCTCAAGGATTCCTGATGTCGTAGAACTCGGGATTCACACAAAGACTTATCGTTTCCAATTGCCGGAATCTTTGGGTGTTGTTGGATACGCAGGATCAGGAGAAACAAGGAATTGGTATGGTGAGGAAATTAAAAGGCCAAATCTGGCTGAACAATCAGTTCTCGGAATTGAAGGATTAACCTTCAAGAAGCATCAGTTCTACAACCATCTTTGTATGCCCGGATATTACAAAAGCGTGGATGCTGTAATAATGTCCTCAATAGAAGAAGCAGGAGGACTCCCAATGATGGAGTGTGCCGCCGCTGGCCGATTGCCGCTCGGAACTCCTGTGGGCTATTTTGAAGAGAATGCACCGCAAGGCGGAGGCATCCTTTTACCTCTTGATGAAGCGGCATTTGTTCAAGAGGCCCAAGTGCAGTTGAATTTCTATCAGAAAAATAAGATGCAATTTATCGGTAGATGCAAAGAAATAAAAGAATATGCGCTTGAAAATTACGATTGGCGTGTGAAGATTGCGCCATGGATCAAGCTATTTTGTGAGTGAAAAGATTAACAGCGAAGAGGCGTTTTTACTGCGTGAGTTTTTCTGCGAAATGATCGCCATAGCCTTATATGACGCAACAGATAATACAAAATATAAAAGTATATATAAACAGCAGGAGATTGATAGGGATAAAAGATTAGCATTAAAATGGATTGCAGGAGACAAAAATTCCCCTTTTCCTTTTGAAGAAGTTTGTCATGCTGTCGGAATAGAACCGCAACCAATAATTGATATAATAAATAATGAGGAAAGATTATCCAAAGTGGACATGCGAGCCGTGCGCGATGATTCACAGTTCGAATAAAAAAAAATCAGTCATTTGCTGGCATTACGGAAAGTGTGATGTCTGCCAAAAAAACGCAGTTGTAACCGAACCAAGAGACTTCGGGCATTTTCCGAACTGGTTCAAAAAAGGAAAATAAATAAATGAGCGACACACCAGAGACAGATCACCTTGAAGACCAGCTTGGAAGCGCGGCAAGGTTTTCTCATCCGATTATATGGAGGCACGCACGGCAATTGGAACGCGAGCGCGACGAGGCGAGGAAAGAAGCAGAAGAACAGGCGAGATTGCTCGGAATGAGCGCACAGCGTGAATCCGATCTTCTCGGGAAACTCGAAAGAATCAAAAGAGCCGCTGAAAATGTTATACTTCAATGGGATTCGCCATCATGGAAACTCACAGAACCAACAGCAGGCGTCATATATCGCTTGCGTGACGCTTTAGAAATGGAAAGCCAATGAACCTGCTCGAAAAAGCATCCAACTTCGCCAAAAGCGCACTCATATTCGTAAAAGCAGGAATGCCGTGCAACGATGAGCCGGAAATAGCCAGACGCTTACGCATTTGCTCGGACTGCGAACATTTCGATCCCTACGCTTACAAGAATATGGGTGAGTGCCAAATCTGCCATTGCAATATGGAAATCAAAAGCATCATGGCTACCGAATCCTGCCCAAAAGGAAAATGGGAAGAATCCCAATATGAGTGACATCCCAACAGAACGGGAATGTGACCTCACTGTCGCCGGAACAATCTGCATTCTTACCCTCAAACAACTCCTGTTAGATTACGAACACCTCGCCGCTAAACACGACATCGTTCCCTCTCCCGTTCTGCATAATGTCATCGACTCTTCGATTGACGAAATGGTAAAAATTTTCAAGACCAGCACCATCCTAAACGAAATATTTATCGGCATGGTTATGGAGACAGTCAGAGACCGACAAACCAACGGAAACACACCATCAATTCACGCGAATTGAACGCGAATACAGGGGATACATAAGGGGATTTTGGGTGAACATGTCAAGAAAATAATTGACAGACCCGAAAACAATAGATAACCTTTTGAATAAACCAATCTTGTTAGATCATACATCACAAGAATTTATCAATAATATCGGTGAACAATCAATAAGTGAACTTGAAAAGAAAAAAACCTCTGCGCTCTAGAGCGACATTCAAGAAGCGAACGCGCATAAGACTCGTATCCGAAGCTCACGGGAAGAAATTGCTTCAATATCAAATCCTGCGAAGAGAGTTTCTGATGGATAAAAACTACAAATGCGAGGTCTGCGGACATGCAGGTGATCAGGTTCATCACAAAGAAGGGCGAGGAAAGAAACTTTGCGCTGTGAATACATTCTTGGCAGTCTGCGCCGGATGCCATCGCAGGATTCATGACAATCCTGCTTGGGCGCGAGAGAACGGCTATCTAATCTACAATTTTACCAATGCCACCGCTTAACAACAAGCTTCACGAAAAGTTTGCATGGCTGGTTGCCGAGGGCGATTCCCATACCGAGGCATACCGGAAGATCATGCCGCATGTCGCCTCGCCTCGCGTTCTTGCTCACAAGGTTTATCACAGAGCTGATGTTAAAAGCCGGATTTCAGAAATCCGTCAAGAGGTTGCCACCCGATCCATTCTTTCGATATCGAGGAAGCGGGAAATCTTGCGCCAGATGGTTGAAGGCACATTCCCAACCAAGATCGTCCGCAACCCAAATGGCAACATCGTGGCAGTATTCGACCGATTGGCCGCTCTCAATATGGACGCAAAGATTGCAGGCGAATTTGCGCCAGAGCGCCATGAGATTATCGCTAACGACCTCCGCCTGACATTCAAAATTAAGGGACGGAATACCAATGCACCAGAGGACAACGACATCATAGAGGCTGAAATCGTCGAAAGCCGAACCGATTCCGTTCCCGTCATAGAAGATGCTCCGGAAGATGAAAACTTCGGGACAGACGCAGACCTCTCGGCATTCGAGAATGCGCCAATCGACCCATCGCAACCGCAAATCGACACGCTTTAATGTCTATCCGACCAACATCACGCACAGTCGAAACGGCAATCAACATCGCCACGAAAATACGCAAGGCTGTCGAGTCCGACGAAAAGATGGGAATGCTCTATGGAGCAGAAATCATCTTACGGGAAGGAACAAAGAATCCGCCAAACGAAATCGAACTGAACGAGAAGTTGTCTCGGCAAATCATTCTGCAGTTCGTGCAGAGCCTTCTAGACAAGGATCAGTTTGAAGCCAGCGCAACGATCTTATGGGGTCCGGATGTCTATGACTGGCGACCACGATCCAGCCGCGACACATGGCGATACTTATTTGACCACGACTTGGTTTTGGTTCAGGGAGCGGGAGCCATGGGTAAAACATTCGGTGCGGCGGCATGGTTCTACCTTGATTGGTTCCGTGATCCGTTTTACACCAACATCAAAGTGATCTCGCTGACACGCGAACACGCCGAAAGGAACATCTTTGCCAGCATTAAAAACTTTCACCGCATGGCTCTCGTCAAACCGGAATTTCAAAAGGCTGACGAGTTGGTTACCAGCATTCAAGCATCTTCTGACGCCAAGCAAGGCATCCACCTCGTCGCAATCCCTAAAGGCGAGTCAGGCCACGGAACATTGCGCGGGTTCCATCCGACGCCTCGTTTCACTCAACCACACGGAAAATGGGGAAGGCTATCACGAACCCATGTTATTCTTGACGAGGCCGAGGAGGTGCCTGCCGGAGTTTGGGAAGGCGTCAATAACATTATATCAACTTCGGATGTCAATGAATGCCGTGGGCGCATCAAAATCTTCGGCGCGAGCAACCCGAAAGACCGCACCAGCGACTTCGGCCAACGCTGTGAGCCAGTCAACGGATGGGGATCAATAGACTGCGAGGAAGATTTTGAGTGGGAATCCAAGGAGGGCTATCATGTTCTGCGGTTAGATGCCGCAAGATGCGAGAATGTTGAACAGCAAAAGATCGTTTTTGCTGGATTGCAGACCTATCAAGGTTTCATGGGATACATGAGCCGTGGGCGCACGGCAGAGGCAATGACGATGGCTCGCGGATGGTTCCCCGAGGAAGGTCAGGCAATGATGATCATAACGCCTGCCATGATGAACAACGCTCTTGGGAATTTGCGTTTCATTGGCCCTGTTGTTCCGCTGGCCGCATTCGATCTTGCGTTGGAAGGCAACGATCAAGTGATATGCTCATACGGAAGGTTTGGCCTTTGCGATGGCTGGACAGACCAAGCCGGAAAGTTCCATGAATTCAAGTCGTCAAGGAATGCTTTACAACTCGATTCGCAGATTCCTTTCCCGAAGAGAGCTACGCTGGAGCAGACGCATGCAATTATCAAATTTTGCAAAAGCATGAGGATTAAACCAAACTGGCTGGCTGTTGACCGAACTGGCAACGGATCAGGAATCCATGATTCGCTCTGCACCTTGTTTGGGCAAGAAGTGATGGGCGTCAACTACTCTTGGGCCGCATCCGAGACCAGAATCCTTGGTGAAGATAGCAAACAAGCCAACGAATTATATAACGGAGTTGTTACCGAATTGCTGTTCGGATTAGCGAAATACTTGGAATTTGAATATCTCAAGATTAGTCCGGGGTTTCGCAATGAACAGCTTGTTCGCCAAGCCACAGGCAGACGCTATAAACAAGTTGGTCAGGGATTGGTCAGGGTCGAGAGCAAAGGAGACTATTGCAAGAGAACCAGATCAAGCAGCCCTGATTCTTTAGATTCACTTGCGATCCTCGTTTATTTGATGCGTCAACGCTCCGGTTCAATCGCCACAATGACCGAGGAAAGCAAACGCGAAGCACCTATGGAAAAAAATCAGGAAAGCGTTGTTGACATGATGCAGTTTGTAGATTTTTCTGATTAGCCAATAGATTCCATTTCTTTCAATAAATAATATGAAAATACAACAGCCAAGTAAAATTGAGAAAATCGAAGTTGAAAAACTAATCCCCTACGCAAGAAACAGCCGAACCCATAGCGATGCTCAAGTGGCGCAAATCGCCGCAAGTATTCGTGAATTTGGTTTTAACAATCCTGTCCTTATTGGGCCTGATAACGACATCATCGCTGGTCATGGCCGAGTATTGGCCGCAAGAAAACTTGAGCTTACAAGTATTCCTTGTATCAAACTCGGACATCTTACCGAAAACCAGAAACAGGGATTTATTATCGCTGACAATCGTATCGCCATGAATGCCGGATGGGATGATGAAATGTTAAAACTTGAAATAGCAAAACTAAAAAATGAAAACTTCAATTTAGATTTGATTGGTTTTTCATCAGCTGAATTAGATGTGATGATAGGATCATTAGATGGTGAAAAGGTAACAAATCTAAAAGATGAATGGACTGGCATGCCAGAATATGAGAAAAAGGAAATTTGTTTTAGAAATGTTGTAGTAAATTTTGATAATGCCGAGGATGTTACAGAATTCTTCAAAATAATTGGTCAGGATTTCACAGATAAAACAAAATCCATTTGGTTCCCTAAAAAAGAAAAAGATATTGTCATAGATACAATGTGGATTGATGAAGAAGCAATTGACAATTCAGATGAACAGGAATAACTACCCACAATTCCCATTATACATTCCATCTAAAGGGCGAAGTCAATTTATGATGACATCGCAGGCATTAACAAAAATGGGGGTTCATCATAATATAGTTGTCGAACCACAAGAAGTTAAAAAATATCAGAATGCCGTAAGGCAAATGAATTTATTAACAAATGTAATTGAATTAGATATGTCGTATAAATCAAAATATGAATTATGCGATACTCATGGATTAAAAAAATCCACAGGATCAGGTCCGGCTCGTAATTTTATTTGGGATCATTCTATTTCAGAAGGTCACAAATGGCATTGGATTATGGATGACAATATTCGTGAATTCTGGCGAATGACTAAAAATAAAAGAATAAGAACTACCTGTTGCGGTTTTTGGAAAGCAATGGAAGATTTCGTTTTAAGATATATCAATGTTGGAATGGCTGGTCCATGCTATTCAATGTTTGGATTTGGGCCAAAAGAACCATTTTGCACAAATACAAGAATTTATTCATGCAATTTAATCCGAAATGATATTCCATTTAGATGGCGAGGACGATATAACGAAGATACGATTTTATCATTGGACATGTTAAAACAAGGATGGTGTACCATTCAATTTTATACATTTCTTCAAGGCAAAATTGCGACACAATCTATGACAGGCGGCAATACAACCGAAATTTATCAAGATGGCACAATGGATAAATCTAAAATGCTTGTTAGAGAACACCCTGATGTTGCAAAAGTCGTTTGGAAATATAAACGATGGCACCATTTTGTTGATTATACCCCATTCAAAAAAAATAAATTGATTAAAAAGAAAAATCTTAATATTGATCGATCTCCTAAAAATTACGGAATGAAATTAGTAACATTGGCTCAATAAAATTATGGCTAAACCAATTTGGGGCATGGTCCCTCCGGGGGGATGGCATTATCAGGACGGCGATGTTACGCTTGAAGGCTGGAGCCTTGATAATCTTTACGATGTTGTTAGGAACTATCGCGCTGAAAACAATCTTCCGCTTGGCGATGTTGTTGGAGATGTTAATTCTTTCGTTTGTGGTAATTTCCCAAATTATTGTCATGGCGTTGATATGGTTGTTGTTACCAGCGTCGAACAGCCGAACCAGCAAACAGAACTTCTTACAGATATTACAGTTTGGGCAAAGAATACCCTCACAACCAACAAGCGAATTGATTTCGTCACGGATGAATTGGCTGAAGCGAGAGCCAAGGTCTGCGCCAAATGTCCAAAGAATGTGAAATGGCGTAGTGGGTGCCAATCCTGCATAACAGCAACGGAACGGCTATCTGTAAGCATACGGCAAGCGCGGGAAACAAAAACCTCGCGTTCTTTGGGAGGCTGTTCTATAATGCGCCACGACAACCGGAGTGCTGTGTTTTTCGACAAAAACAATTTTAACAAACCGCAAAACTTGCCAGCAAAATGCTGGCTGAATCAATAATGGCTAACACTATCAAACCAATTCCCGCAGAAGTCAGCAACGCATACGCAACGAAAGCTCCAAGGATTCGTGATGGTTCTGATAAAAACCAACGGGTAGCTTTGGAAATCAAAGAGCAAAAAGTCAACGATTCTGGCGAGGTTGTTGATAAAGAAACTTTAGAAGTCCGCAGAACTTTCCGTGACGCTTCCCAAGCCCATTCGGCCTATAAGCGTCTGAAACAGCAAAATGTTGAACGAAACAAAAAGAACGCTCTGATTCAAAAGAAGTTGAACAATGAGCCGCCATACAGCCCAAAGAAACTTGAAAGTATGGGGCAAAACTGGCGAAGCAATCGCCCGACAGGCTTCCTTTCAATTCTCGTCAGCCGGATTCAGCCACCTTTCAAAACAGTCATTGAGGCATCAACAACGCTGACATACAGCAAGTATCCAATTAACAGCGTTGATGCCGAGCAAAAGACCAAGGTATTCCGTGAAGAAATTACCAAGACAATTCGCGGATGGAGCGGTCACAACGATTTGTTGGCGCAAATTGTCCATGAGAACACTACATTCGGATTTACCGGAATGTGTTGGGATGACACCCGCGATTGGAAGCCAGAATTTCTGCGACAAGATTATACATTCTTCTCAATCGAGACTCCGCAGAATGTTGATGCAACTCCAATTTGGGCAAGAAAACGCAGATATCAAATCGCTGAACTTCTTCCTATTCTGGAAGACGCCGAACTATCCGCTCTTGCCGGATGGCATATCAAGAACCTCGTAAAAGCCATCAACAACGCTCGTCCTGCCGGAAGAACGCTCGACAGCGACGATGACGCTCGCCGATATGAGGACTGGATGCGTGAAGGTTCTTATGGGGCATCCTACGAAAACGATGCGAAATATGTTGAGCTTGGCGAGTTGTTGGTAAAAGAGCCAACCGGAAAGATCAGCCGATTCTTGTTTGACGATAAGACAGGCGATGAAATATGCACGCAACTTGATCGCTATAATCGAATGTCAGATTGCTTGGCATTGTTTGCTATCGAAGTCGGTTCAGGTTCTTTGATGTCAAGTCGCGGAGCTGGCCGCGACCTATACAACACCCACATTGCCGTTGATAAGGCGAGGAATCTAATCATCGACAATACCTATCTTCGCGGAATGTTACTGCTCCGCAAAACTGCAACAGCAAAAAATGGCGTTGCTCCGCTGACTGTGAATCATCCGGTAGCTTTCATTTCCGAAGGCTACGAGGTTGTTCAACAGCAAATGCCAGCGGATGTTGAGGATTTCATTCGCCTCGATCAATTCGTCAGCGGATTGGCGGAAATCCAAGTTGGAACATTCCTGCCATCGTCTGCCATGGGAATTCAAACTGGCGACAAAACAGCCAGCGAAATCAACCGAGTTGCAGCGATTGAGAACCAAATCCGTGAAGGAATCCTTTCGCGCTGGGCGTTTCAATATTCCCAATCAGTTCAGCGTATGCAACGAGGAATTTGCCATCCTGAACACATTCGTGCGGCAAGTGAAATCAAGACATTGCTGGATGTTGCGAGAGTTCAAAACCCTGCCGCTGTTTGGGGGAAACGAGATGTTGTCGAAGCGTTCCTTGAATCTGAACTTGAAGTTCCTTCTTTTGTTGTTCCGTTTGAAATCCCTCGGCATTTGGACGAGGACGCAGTTGATTGCTGTTTGCGTATGCTCGAAAGGAATCTTCCTCCGAGCGATATTTTGTTGATGGCTTACTCGCCAGCACAAGAATTGTTGCCGGATATGCTGGCCCAAGACAATGCGATTCTGGATTTGTTGATTCAACGCTACATGGGCAATCCTTCGATCAACCAAACCGAATTGATGAAACTTGATTGGAGCCGCAAAGTCGGTCAGGAAATTGCCAACAGCGTTCTCGTTCCGCCTGATATGGTTCAGGCTAACGCGATTGAAGCCACACGCCAGCAAGTTATCGAGTTGCAAAGCATCATGGCAGGCCAAGAGGTTCCCGTGTCGCCTCGGGACGATGACGATATTCACTTGCAGACGCTCACGCAAAAGCTGATGCCAGTCATTGCTAACGCTCCGGAAGGTTCTCTGCCTCCTGAAATGATTCAGCCGTTTACGAGAGCGTTACAGCACTACATGACGCATATCCAACAAGCCGAGGGCAAAGGCATGGATAAAAAGAAACTTCAACTCTTCAAAGAAGGATTGAAAATGGCCTATGACAAATTGACAGCAGGAATGAATGTTCCTCCTGTTGATCAAATCATGCCTGCCGCCGCTGGCGCAGGAGGAGGCGGAAGGGGAGGCGGAGGAAGAAGGCCATCAGTAGCGCAAGCAAATATGGCAGGAGAGGCATTGGCCGCATCCTCACCAAGTCAACTCGGAGAAATCAATCAGATTGCCGCTCCCGGAAAACCTCCAACAGCCGCTTAAAAAACAAACAATATGGAAATAAAAAAACTAAAAACACGCGAAAAAAATAACGAGAAAAAAGAACCAGCTAAATTGAAACAGCTTCCTTCGATGAAAGAGAAAGAGGAAGAACTTGATTCTTTGCTTTCTGCCGAGGAACAAGCCGCATACGAGAGGCTTGAAAAACAGGGGATGAGCGACCAAGGCATCGTCAGCCCAAAAGAACTTAAAGAGTTCGGAAAAGATGTTTATCGCGGCGTTAAAGCTAAAGCGAAAAAAGTTGCCGAAAAAGTTAGTGCCATGATTGGCAAATCCAAAGACAACGAGAAATGACTTGGGAACAATCTGATTCAAATAGATTTCGGGAATACCTGAACAAAAACCAAGGGAAATTGTTTTCATTCCTGAAAACACGAATCCCGCGAGTTGATGGCAAAACGATTGAAGAAGTCGCTTTGCAGGCTAAATACAAAGAAGGATTTGAATTTGCTTTGAGGGAAATGGACGATCTTGCAATGTCGCAGGAAACAAAGGATGATCCATCTTCTGGAACATTCACAACAATGTAATTATGAAACAAGGACTCTACGCAAACATTAACGCTAAACGCAAACGCATCGAAGCTGGGAGCGGAGAAAAAATGCGCAAACCCGGATCGAAAGGAGCGCCAACCGCCAAATCATTCAAAGAGGCGGCAAAGACAGCGAAGCCAGTAAATAAAAAGAAAAAGTAATGGCTGAAATAAAAAAGCGGTTCACGAAAATCATAGTCAACAAGGCGACCGGAAGGACACGAACTGTCAAATACGGGCAAGCTGGAAAAGCTAAAGATGGCAAGGATCGTATCCGTCCCGGAACAAAAAAAGGCGATGCCTATTGCGCTCGTTCGCTAAAGATCAAAGGAGATTGGAAAAAAGACCCAAACTCCCCGAATAATTTGTCTCGTAAAAAATGGCGGTGTCGCGGGGCAAAATCAATGAAGTGATAATTAAATACTAAAATACCAACAAATATAAATATGGAAGATAACGAAAAATCAGAAATGGATGTGACGGGATTCGGGAATCCATCACTTGACGCAGATAGAATTGATGATGAAACCGACGCGCAAATTGATGATGCGTTGGATGCCGCATTATCTGAAACCGGAGAATTAGGAGATGCTGGAATTCCAGATGAAGAACCAGTTTTAGAATCCCAAGAACCTGCGCCTGAAGAACCGCAAATCCCAGCAGAGCCTCAAACGCAGGAACCAACTGCTCCGCAGGTTGAAATTGATCCTGAAATTTCCGCCATTGAACAGCCGCGAAATCTTTCAGAAAAAAATCAAAGCAACTGGCGCAAACTGCAGGAAACAGCTTCAAATTACAAACGCCAAGCGCAAGAAGCAGAGGCCATGCGTTCCAAGTTGCAGGAATACGAAACCAAACCTCCGCTCCCATCAGATTACGAGGATTTGCGCCAATTCCGCGCCATCTTCGATGTTCAGTCTGATCCTGAATTCCAAGAGAAATACGATAAGCCAATCAATCAGGCTAAAAACCAAGTTTATTCTATCCTCAAGAAACATGAGGCTTCGGATGAATTGATTCAAAAAATTGAAGCACAGGGTGGCCCTGACAAGATTAGCCAAGAATGGTGGGTCAATAATGTGATCAACAAATTGCCGCTGACCGATGCTGAACGGCTAAAACGCGGGTTGGTTGATGTTGCCGATCTGCAAGAACGCAGAGTTGCGGAGGTTCAGAAATCTGCGGCTAACGCCGAACAGTATTACCAGCAAAGAGGTGAAGCGGCAGTTGAGTGGTTCGCCAATCAGGAGAACGAAATTTTCCAGTATGTGCAGAACAAAATCGTTGAGCAAAAAGCTGATTGGGCAATGCGTAAAGAAGTTCCTAAAAACGCAACGCCGGATCAGGTAAAGGCGATTCAATCGCATAATGAGCTTGCGGGAAATGTGGAGAACCTTTTCGTGTCCGCATTGTGGCCAAAAACATCACAGGAACGAGCCGATGTCGCCGCCGCCGCCGCGATGAGTCATGTTCTGTCGAACCAACTTCGCGTAGAGCAAACGGCAAAGCAAAAAATGCAACAGCAGTTGAAGCAACTAACAGAAGAAAATACTCGCCTCAAGGGGGCTGGTAAGTTGCCGAAACAAAATCTTGCAACCGCATCCAGCAACAAGCAAACAAGCACCAATGATCGCTTGAAAATGTCTTCGCTCGACGCCATTGATCTTGGTTTGGATGAGGCGGGAGCTTAATCCAACTGTCAAGCAATTCTTGACAGTTGTCTGGTAATACCGGACATCCTCGAATTTAATCAATAAACAAATAATTTTTATCTTATGAGCCAAACCAAAATGTCCCCTGACGAGAAAATCACCGCGATTGCATTAGATCAACCCGATCCATTCGCTCGTCCCGGACAGCCTGCCAAAAGCGTAGCAAAATCTCCTGCAAGACCGCAGAGGGACTTTTCTCATCTTGATGAACCTTTGCCAAAGCAAGAGCAAAAAAAAGAGGAGGTTGTCGTTAAAACGGATGAACCAGCTAAAAAACGAGGAAGGAAAACCAAGATTCTTGAATCGGTAGAGGCTCCAGAGCCAAAATTGGAAGAAATTCCAAAAATTGAAGAAATTATTGTGGAATCTCGCAATCAAGAAGGCATGCCGTCTTATCGGACTGATTTTTCTGGTCGTGATATATTCGTTGGATGCGCTTGGTATAAAACAACCAATCCGGTCACTTGTTTTGCGCTGATTGCTTTGGCTTTGGACTTTGGCCGAGACAAAATCCGTTTCGATATGGAACTTGGTGATGCGATGATTTATCACGCAAGGAATCGTTTGGCTCAAAAATTCCTTGAAACGGAAGCCAAGTATCTTCTGATGATTGATGATGACATTATTCCAAGTATCGGCAGGCCTCCTTGGATGAGAGCAACTGTTCATGCCGCGAGAAATGTCATCGACTTGCCGCTTCAACGCCATATTGTGCATCGTCTGTTGAATTCTGGAAAAACATTGATTGGCGGAGCGTATTTCGGAAGACAAGAAGGCGGGAAATTGATGTGTAGCGATCAATCGCTGGCGAAAAATGCGCGGCAATACGATGATTTCATTGTTCCGGTTGATTGGATCGGAACCGGATGCTTGATGATTCACAGAAAAGTATTCACGGACATGCAAGAAAAATTCCCTGAACTTGCGACCAATGATCCTCTCGCCCCATTTGATTATTTCCTACCAATGAAAGGGCATGTTGGAGAAGATGTCGCGTTCTGCCACAGGGCAAAACAAGCGGGACACCAACCGCATATTGACCTTGGAACACCAATTTACCATGTCGGCTACAAAACCTACTGATGAAGCCTAAAATTTACGCTTATTACGAGTCAATCCAGACAAGAAACCAACCAGAGGAATTTGCTTGCGCGAATATCTGGAAAGAATCTTGGGAAAAACATGGATGGGAAGCTGTGATGCTCAACAATAGCCATGCTAAAGGAAGCATGCTGCATCAAAAATTGATTTCAAAAATCCTAAAAACGATGCCGCTTCTTTCTTTAGAAGATCAAAACAATTTACAGCGTTTAGCTGTTCGTTTTTCGCGTTGGTGCGCTCTCCATGCCGCTCGCGGAGGTTGGATATCTGATTATGATGTCGTGAATATTGGTTTCACTCCAGAAGACGCTGAAAAAATGGCCTCTGTTGATGCGTTGATTATCATTGGTGACCCAAGGGCATATTTGATTCACGCAAACAACGAAATTTGCGCTGGTTCTATCAGTAAATTTATTTCTGGAGACATTATGAACGGGAATAATGTGAAATCCGAGTCAGAAATCCTAAATTTCAGCAAAGAATACGAGGATATGAACAAAAAAATTGTTCATGCTCGAAAATTTGATGGTAAAACGAAATCGGAAACCATGAAATCAATTTATGGACAATTCATTTCCGTTCCGGCGTAGAAAAACATTTCTGCATACAGGGCATATTGGTGATATAATTGCTTTTTTACCGTCATTCCAAGCTCTAAACGGAACTACGATTGTCGTCCAAGACGGAGAACGGATGGCTCCAATGCGAGGATTCAAATTTGATTCATTACAACCGCTCCTCGAAAGTCAGGGGATTGAAACAACGATGAAATTTTCTGGATTTTGCATTGATGTCAATGTTTCAAGTTGGAGAGAATGTTATCGCGATGATATTTCTTTGCTGGATTCGCAAGCGAGATATTTAGGAATTATTCCAAAAAAAACGGGGCACATGAAAATAACTGAGCCTTGGATAAAAGTTGAAAAAAACAAAAAACTCATCGGAAAAACAATTTTCAATCGCACGCCAAGATATAGAAATGAAAGATTTTCGTGGAAGAAAATTTATGATAAATATGGGGGAAATTCTATTTTCATTGGAACCAAGGAAGAGCACGATGATTTTTGCGAAAAAGTTGGGGCTATTCAATATTATCAGACCAAAAATTGTTTAGAAGTCGCTGAAGCAATCAACGGGTGTGATCTTTTTATTGGGAATCAATCAAGTTCTTTTTGGATAGCCGCCGCGCTCAGAAAACCTTTAATTCAAGAAGTGTTTCCTCCGTGTCCAAATAGCATTATTGAGTATCCAGAAGCGCAGTATTTATTTCACACCGACAATTTATGAAAGAGTCATCAAAAGCTATGGAGAGGAGGTTTAAATCTGAAAAAGCTCCTTTATTCAAAAAGATTTTTACAGGCAAAGGAATCGATATTGGCGCAGGCGACGATCTTATCAAAATTGATGGAGTTGTCGGATTTGATGTTGATGATGGAGACGCAAACCATCTTGACCGATATTTTGAAACCGAATCTTTTGATTTTATTCATGCGTCGCAATGCTTGGAACACATGATTGATCCTAAATCCGCTCTTGCTTCTTGGCTGAAAGTTCTCAAAAAAGGCGGATACGCAGTTATCTCTATTCCGTCTTGGGAACTATACGAGGGAATGATTTGGCCTAGCCGATTCAACCCGGATCACAAGTCAACTTGGTCTTTATGGATGCCAGCTTCTCCAGCACCAACTCATGTTTGCTTGCCAGAATGGACTGCATGTTTTTCTGATTGTGATTTGATCTGCTGTGACTTGATAGACACAAACTATAATTACAAAATTGGAACTCGTGTCGATCAAACATATCCATACGAAAATCGCGTTGAGGCGTTCATAGAATTTATTTTGAGGAAAAGAAAAAATTATTTGACAAGCTCAATTCTTTGAAATAAAACATTGCCATATTCGGGATGCCAAATCCGTTATTTTGGTGGCTCGGTTGAAGCCAAGGCAATCAACCAAACAAGCCGTAAAAAAGGCACCAACGGCTGGGTGCGATCCAAAAATTAACCGCTCTGAAAAGAGCAAAAATTTGTTCTGGAATCGCGCAATAATGTTGTGGTTTCAGAGCTGCAAAAACCAAAACATAAAACCAAAATAAAATTATGCCTAACGATTGTATCCCACTTGCGACAATTCAAAATTTCGCATCCAAAGACACTAACCGCATCATCGGCCAGATTGCCCGCGTGCTTGCTCGTAAATCTCCATACATCAATTCTATTGATGGCGGAACTCTCCCGAATGTTTCGGATGTTGTCCGTTCTGTGGTTGAGGAAATGGCGGTTCCTGCCGCTTCCCTCGCCGCTCCTGCATTTGTGAATGACACCACCCTTTGCGGCGTTGGTGCTACTCCCGATCAGGTTGGTTCCACCGAATACACCTTCCAACTTCAAACTCTGCGTGGCGCTGGTCCTCGCGTTTGCGTTAAGCAAGCTCGGACTGCGTTCAAAGGTTCGTATCTCCAAGCGCAAATCGCTCTTGAGAAAACCATCCTTCAGTTGATCAATGCTGACATCCGCTATCAGTATCTCCTTCAATCTGGCATTAAGTTTGTCGTGAACAGCACGAAAACTTTCAGCCAGAGCTTGACTGGTGATATGCAGGTTCTCGGTGCGCCTTGGGCAACAGGCGTTGTTCCTGATGCCGCAATGAATTTCAAGACGCTCTACAAAATCGGCACATTCATGCGTGAGGAAATGCTTGCAGAACCTTTTGCTACCCGCGAAGGCGAATTCTTCCAAGTTATGGCCAGCGCGGATCAGATCGAAAACTTCCGTAACGATGCGGATGTTAAAGAAGACTTGATTGGCCTCACAACTGGTTCTTTCAAACTCGGTGAAGAGTCCATCAGCGGTTATCAGTTCCAAGGTTATCGCGGATTTGCCTTTGGCATCGACCAACAGCCGCTCCGCGCTTCCGGCTTCGATGGTTCCGGCAATTTGATTCTCGTCAATCCGACGATTTCTCAAGCCGTGACCAATGGCTTTGCTCAACGCCGGAATCCGGCTTGGGTTTCCGCTCCTTACGAGGTCATGTTCGTGATCGCTGGCGAAGCGTTCAAGCGTCTCGTTCCAGAGTCCTACACGGGCGAAGGCACTTTCCGCTTTGCTCCGCAACTCGCCATGGGTGAGTTGGAGTGGACTTACTTCCGCGACAACGATTGCAACCTCTACGGTGACTTCGGACAGCACATTTATCAGATTCAGCGTGCTATCCAGCCAATCCGTCCGCAGAACGTCTGCGCGATCGTTTACAAGCGTTGCCCATTTGACGGCATCCCGCTTGCTTGCTCCACATCGGCAACTGGCCTCTAATAGTTGACTGATATCGGTGGCAGGGTTAATTCTGACCCTGCCACCTCATCAGTTTAATATTGAATATGGCTGCAATAATTTTCCCTACTTCGCCTTCTATTGGTCAGATATTTTCGGCTGGCGGCAAAACATGGAGATGGAATGGTTATGCTTGGGATTCATTGGCGAACACCGCTTCTATTGGCGCGACAGGATTAACGGGAGCAACCGGACAAGTAGGGGCGACAGGAAGCGGGGCAACGGGAGCTACTGGTGCTGGTTATGACGGAGCCACAGGCGCAACGGGTCAAATAGGAGCCACAGGAATCGGAGCCACAGGCGCAACGGGAGTTGGCGCAACTGGTTTTACAGGCGCGACTGGAGCTACTGGATTTGGTGAAACTGGAGCTACTGGATTTATCGGAAGCACAGGCGCGACTGGCGCGGGAACACAAGGTAGCACAGGCGCAACTGGCGTTGGAGATCAAGGCGCAACAGGACTCCAAGGCGCAACTGGAAATTCCGGAGCAACCGGAATAGGCGCAAGCGGAGCCACAGGCGCAACAGGCGTGTCTGGAAACGATGGGGCTACTGGAGCAACCGGAATAGGCGCAAGCGGAGCCACAGGTTTGCAAGGGGCAACTGGAGTTGGTTCGCAAGGGGCGACAGGAGCAACAGGAAATTTTGGCGCAACAGGACTTCAAGGCTCAACAGGCGTTGGCGAAACTGGAGCGACAGGATTTGATGGCGCAACAGGAGTTGGTTCAACTGGCGCAACTGGCGTTTCTGGAAATCAAGGCAGCACAGGCGCAACAGGTTTTGGCGCAACAGGAGCGACAGGAATTGACGGAGCTACAGGATTGCAAGGGGCAACTGGTGTTGGCGATCAAGGTTCTACTGGAGCAACTGGATTGCAAGGCGCAACAGGATTAGGCGCAAGCGGCGCAACTGGAGCTACAGGTTTGCAGGGTGCTACAGGTTTGACAGGTGCTGGTGGAGCGTCTGGTTTTTACGGATCATATTTTAGCAATGTCGATCAAACTGCTGTTGCTATTAATACTGCATATGCAATGACAGTAAATAATGTCATTGGAGAAAATGGAATTTCTGTTGTTAGCGGATCACAAATTACTTTTACAAGTTCGGGAACATACGACATTCAATTTTCTGCTCAATTGCATAACAATGGTGGTGGAGGTGGCGGCGATATTGTTCAGATTTGGTTCCGTAAAAATGGAACTGATATTCCAGATTCTGCTACTCGCGTATCTGTTCCATCGAATAATCCATATGTGGTTGCGGCATGGGACTTCATGGATAATTTTGCCTCTGGAGACAATTTTCAGATCATGTGGTCAACTAACAATATCAATATCGGTATTGACCACAACACAGCAGTTGCACCAGCACCCAATATCCCATCGGTAATCATTAGCGTAATGCAAGTGATGTATAACCAACTTGGGCCTCAAGGCGCAACTGGCGCAACTGGTGCAACGATTTCTCCTCAAATTGACCTTTACACAACTTCTGACAGTTGGACAAAGCCCGCAGGAGCAAAGCTCGTTGTAGTTGAATGCGTAGCTGGCGGAAGTGGTGGTGGGTTTGGGGGAAAGCAGTCTGCTGGAACGGCAGTTTTTGGAGGAGCGGGAGGCGGTTCTGGTGGGTATGCCCGTGCAACAATTGATGCTTCGCAACTAACAGATGCGAGTTATACGATAACTGTTGGTAGCGGAGGCAATGGAGGAATTGGTGCTACTTTAACGAACGCTACATTAGGAACACTCTCATCTTTTGCTGGTATCACTCAAGGAACACTCGTTAGAGCATCTGCTGGTGGAACTATTGCTGGAAATGGAGGCACAGTCCAGCCGACATCGGGTGGTGCTGGTGCGCCTGCGGGAAATGGTGGAGGCGCGGCAAACATAACTGGAACCGGAGGTGCTGGTAGCGGAACAAACTTTTCTCCATCAAGCGGTGGTGCTGGCGGCGGTATAACTGCGGCGGCAGTTGTTGGAAATATAACAGGTGTATTCAATGGAGGAACGAGTGGCACTAATCATTTTGTTGGTTTGATAAGCAATGGAGGTGCTGCAAGCGCAACAGCAAATGGAGGTTCTGCAACTCCAACTACTCCAAGATTATTGTCTACATTGATGATTAATGGTTCTGGTGGTGGCGGTGGCGGAGCTTGTTCATTCGCTACTGGGTCTGGTGGTAACGGAGCAAATGGTTCAGCATATGGTTCTGGTGGCGGCGGTGGCGGATCGACCATTGGTTCTGGAGACCGAAGCAATGGTGGTAATGGCGCGCCGGGAGCAGTAATGATTACAACATATTTCTAAACCATGGAAATCGACGACTGGGCAATCATCAACACGGCAGGCAACTGGATCGAGATGGTCATCCGTTGGGACGGGAATACGGAAACTTGGCCGCTCCCCGAAGGAACATACGCAGTTAAACGAAAAGATTTAGATTATTCAACTATTAACGAGAAACCAGAAGAATGAACGACAATACTGCTATCAATGGAATTTTAGGAACATCAACTTCATTAGGTGGCGTTGCCATTTCTCTTTTCCCTCAAGTTGAGGCATGGGTTCGCTTAAGCGGTGCTGTTGTCGGCTTGGTTGCTGGCATTCTTACTTGCATCTACATGATTCAAAAAATTTCAAAAAAATGAACCCTAAAAAAATTGCAATGTTGCTCATTCTGGTTTCTTTTACTTTTCTCGGAATGGCATTCTTAACGGGATGCGAAACCCTCGGAATATCCCTTGAAACTCAATACGGAAGATTCACCTACGAACTACCAGAACCGAAAGGAACAAAAAAATGAAAATCGTAAATATCCTACTTGAACGGCTGTCAGAAAACAGCACATGGCGCGGAATCATTCTTATTGCTACCGCTGTTGGTGTAAAACTTGAGCCGGAACTTCAAGAATCAATCATCGTTGCTGGCCTTGGATTGGTCGGCCTAATCAATATTATCCGTAAAGGAAAATGATTCCCCAATCCAGACCTCAACAACGACGAGAAGTTTCTGAAAAACACCTGTTGAAAGCAGGCGTTTCAGATAAACTCGCGTTGTTGGGGATTCGCGGATACTTTAAAGACACGATGGGCGTGAGGGGAAAGAACGATAGAGGTATTTACGATGATGCGATTTTCGTAATTTCTCCTTCTGCTTATGTTTCCTTCAACGCCAATACTGACCCGTCTTACCATAAAACGGGGGTTGCCGTTCTTCTTCCCGGACTTTATCGTTATCGCAAAGGAAAACATGGGATTTCTAAAGGTCCGGGATATGATGCTCTCCGTCCCGCGACCGCGAATGAAGCATTACCAGTTATGCGAGACGGAAAAGGAATTTCTACTGGTTATCACATCAACATTCATAAAGGATCGTTGAGTTCTACATCATCATTAGGATGTCAAACAATACCTCCATCACAATGGCTTGCTTTCCAGACTCTTGTATATGAGCAAATGAACAGGTATTGCCAAACGACAGTTCCATATTTGTTAATCGAAGCGTAATATATGCCTAAACAATTTAATTGGGTTCCAAGTTCGCAAGGCGGAAGTTGCCAATCAACAAATCTTGATTGCAATTGGCCTATTGTTGGCGCAACGGGCGGAGTCGGCGCAACAGGAGCGACTGGCGTTATCGGAATGACCGGATTGCAGGGAGCAACCGGAATTCAAGGGCTAAAAGGAGCAACTGGATTTGGCGCGCAAGGACCGCAGGGGGCTACTGGCGCGATTGGGCAACAAGGGGCAACCGGAAGTGGCGCAACAGGATTAACGGGAGCCAGCGGAGCGACTGGCCTTCGCGGAAGCACGGGTTTTATCGGAACAACCGGAGCAACTGGCCCGATTGGTATTTCTCCCGTCATTACTCGCAGGAGTTTTACTTTAGAAGGAATTTGGGTTGGTCAAAAAACATTTTTTTATGCTCCTGCTGATGTTGGATGGACTGTTGGTTCCCGTATTCGCGCAGTTGCAGATTCGGCTTATCCTTTTGATTGGGTTGAAGGCAATGTTCTTGGTGTTTCCAATAGTTATGTAATTGTTCAAGTAGATAAAACTCAAGGAGCAGGTCAATACAATGTTTGGGATATTGCTCTTTCTGGTGATGGCGGGAAAGGATTTACTGGAAGCACAGGAACAATCGGATCGACTGGAGCGACTGGATTTCAAGGGGCAAGCGGAATAAATACAATTTACGCTGAAAATAATCCAATACCTCCTTTGTCTCCAGTCGAAGGGCAAAGATGGGTTGATACCGACACATTGCAAGAGTATCAATGGTATAGCAATACTTGGGTTGAAGTAAATTCTCCAAATGTTGGCGCGACTGGGGCAAGTCCTGATGTGTCATCTTTCGTTCAGAAGTCAGGCGACACGATGATTGGGAAACTTGTTGCTCCAGCAGATGCCAATGTATCAAGATTAAATATTGGAAATAACATTGGTTCAAATGTTCCAACAACTACAACAAATGGAGATTTGTGGATAAATGATCTTAATAAATTATCATATAAATCTAATTCAACGAATTATTTTACAGCAGTAACAAATACTCCAAACACATTTAGTTTTAGCACAGGAATTGATGTAAGCAATACCACTCACGCATTGCGAGTTACTCAAAGAGGGACAGGGGAAGCGTTTCGCGTAGAAGATGAAACAACACCAGATGCAACTGCTTTTGTTATCTCTAATGCTGGACGAGTTGGTGTTGGCGTTACTCCAGACGCATCAGTTTCACTTTCTGTTGATACAACAGGAATTAAATTTGGTGATGGAACGATTCAAACAACCGCTTCTGTTGCTGGCGCAACAGGATTGAGAGGTGCAACTGGAGCGGGAGCCACAGGAGCCACAGGATTTATTGGCGCGACCGGAGCCACAGGATTGCAGGGCATCTCTGGGAATATTGGGTCAACAGGAGCAACAGGAATTCAAGGAATTTCTGGAAATATTGGATCAACAGGAGCAACCGGAATTCAGGGAATTCAGGGAATTCAGGGAGCAACCGGAGTTCAGGGGATTCAGGGAATTCAGGGAGCAACCGGAGTTCAGGGGATTCAGGGGATTCAAGGCGCAACTGGAATAGGAACGCAAGGAATTCAGGGTGCAACTGGAGTGGGCGCAACAGGAGTTCAGGGAATTCAGGGGATTCAGGGATTTCAAGGCGCAACTGGCCCAGCAGGCGGGGGCGGGACATCAGTCGCGGGTAATGTCTGGACATTTACTGGAAATGGATCGACAGCAACTTGGACATTGACAGGAAACACTACTGGGCCTACAAATTCCGCATTGTATTTAGCGGCAGTTGATGGAATACTTCAAGCACCCGCGAACTACACGATCAATAATGTTTCGCCAAGAACAATTACAATTTCAACAGTTCCAAACGGCAGTTCACTCGTTGTAGTTTCACTATCAAACGCATAACAAAATCAAAACAATGTCTTGCAATAACAATAATCAAAATTCGCCTTGTTGCCCTGAAATTCCTTACCCTCAAATTTCAGCAGAATCGGTTCCTTCATTGATTGGAAATCTTGTTTATGCGCTTTACGGAGTTATCAACAAAAGCGTGGTCAATGGCCGTGTTGTTTGGGATATTCCGTGTGATCCGAATAATACTACCGAGGTTGAACAGATTCCGCGAGAAGAAGGGGAAGGATTGCTGTGTTACCTTCTTCGTTTGTTTGCAAATTCGCTTGATAGCTATGGTCAGTTTTTGCGGTGGGGGTTTTCTACTGTTGGGCAAACCCAATTTACTTTGACAGGAGCATGGCAACCTGACCGAAACGCCTATATCGTTTATGTAAACGGAGTCGTTCAAGACCCAATTTCCTACACCATTTCGACAACTCTTCCGAGAGTTTTGACAAGATCAGTTGCTCTTACAAGCGGACAAACATTGACTGTTGTTGAGCTTTCCAGCAAAAAAGGAGAAACCGGAGCTACTGGATTTCAAGGAAGCACGGGATTCACGGGATTCACGGGAAGCACGGGGTCGGGCGCAACAGGATTTCAAGGAGCAACTGGAACTGCTGGCAGTGCTGGCCCATTTGGAGGGATAAGATGGGCTTATTTCGGAAACGGAACGCAGACTCAATTTGTAATAAATGGAGCAACGACAGATAATGCTATTGGTTATCAAGTCACAATTGATGGAATTGTTCAAGACCCGAATAATTATTCTGTGTCAGGAACAACGCTTACCATGTCTTCTCCTGTTCCTGATGGTTCTGGAATTGTAATAATAAGCCTAAATGGAATTGCAGGTTTTCAAGGCGCAACAGGGCCAAGCGGAGGGCCAATCGGAGCAACTGGCGCGACAGGGGTTGGCGCAACTGGATTGCGCGGAAGCACAGGATTTCAAGGCGCAACAGGATTTGGAGAAACTGGCGCGACTGGATTTCAAGGTTCTACTGGGCCGTCAGGAGGCCCGACTGGCGCAACAGGATTTACGGGGGCAACAGGAGCCGCCACACCAGCAGGCGGAACAAGATGGGCATTCACAGGGGACGGAACTCAAACGGCATTCACGATTACGGGAGCGGCAACAAATCTCGCAACGGCATATCTTGTTGCTATTGATGGAGTGGTTCAAGACCCAAACAATTATACTGTTAGCGGAACCACACTCACGATGTCAACAGAAGTTCCAAATGGTTCTGGACTGGTGATTGTGTCAATCACAGGACAAATAGGCGCAACAGGACTTGCTGGATTTGGTGCAACTGGAGCAACAGGAATGCAGGGAATTCAGGGAATTCAAGGCGCAACTGGAAATTCTGGAGCGACAGGAAATTCCGGAGCGACAGGAGCAACGGGAATTGGAAACCCCGGAGCTACTGGCGCGACTGGTTTTACAGGAGCAACTGGGCCAAGTGGAGGACCAATTGGCGCAACAGGCGCAACTGGTTTTCAAGGTGCAACAGGAATTCTTCCTGCGTCTAATTTTGGGAATGTGTGGTCATATACAGGTGATGGAACGCAAACAGTATTTGCAATCACTGGAGGACTCTCTATAATTTCTGCCGCTTACCTCGTTACAATTGATGGCATCGTTCAGAAAACAACAAACTACACAATCAACAATGTCATCCCAAGAACATTAACATTTAGTCAAGCGGTTCCAAACGGATCAGAAATCAACATCGTATCACTTTCAGTAGCTTAACAATCAAACAACAATTAAAATAGAAAAACTAAAATTATGCCAATCACTCAATCGACACCAAATGTCATTAAATCAAATGTTTTGCAAGGTTCACCTTTGCTTGTAACCGCTGGAAGTCCAGTAAATTTTTCAAATTTACAATTTGTAAAAAACGGGACAATAAATGGAAGAAATACTTATTTTAATGATGATTTAAATGATAGGGTTACAATTTCTTATACTGGAACAAATTGGAAAATAGAAGAAGTGGACGATGATACTGGCGCAATTCGAATAGTAAATGCAAGTGCTGGCTCTCAAACTTATCCTTGGCAAGCCACATGGCCCGCTGGAACATCTTTTGTTTTTGGAACTCCAGTTGCTAATACAAATTCATTTTTCGGAACAGCAGAAAGTGACCCGCAAACGGGTGGAATTTCTTGGATAGGTGAAAATACAGCAATAGGATATAACACATTAGTTAATCTTGTTTCAGACCCAAGCCAACGAGCAGGCGTAGCTGATAGATGGCAAGCGAGAAGCAATACAGCACTTGGGTCTAAAGCTTTGTCTGAATCTACTGAAGGAAGTTTTAATACAGCACTTGGAGCAGACGCATTGATATTAAATTCTCAATTTGTTCAAAATTCAACTGCTCTTGGATATAACGCTCAAATAACAGCAAGTAATCAAGTTCGTCTTGGCAATACTTTCGTAACAGCAGTCACTTCCCAAGTAGGGAATCTTTCTGACGAGAGAGACAAAGCAGAAATCCGAAACACGATTCTTGGGTTGGATTTCATCAAACAACTACGACCCGTTGACTGGAAGTGGGACTTTCGCGAAGATTATCGTGAAAAAGCACCTGTTCGACCATCAAGTGATGCTACTGAAGAAGAAAAAGAGGCATATAAATTGGCCCATGCAAAATGGCTTGAAGATTCCAAACTTGCAAATATTACGAACGACGGAACACACAAACGCACTCGTTTCCATCATGGCTTGATCGCGCAAGAAATTAAATCATTGATTGAAACGACTGGAGTAGATTTTGGTGGATTCCAAGATCACACAATCAAAGGAGGTGATGAGTGCATGACTATTGGTTATACTGAATTGATTGGCCCAATGATCAAGGCAATCCAAGAACTTTCTGCTGAAGTTGCTTCTTTGAAAGCTCAACTGAACCCCTGATATGCCATACGAAAAAACAAAAAAGGAATTGCCTGGCGGGTTCATAGACCTCGGCGAGAAAATGAAAAGCATGGAAATCATGCCGATTATTGAAACCGCCGAGGACGCTCCTGAAGTTCATTACCCTTCTCTGTATTTTTCGGATGCTAAAGGATTAGATGGCTTGCCAAAAGAAGGCAAGGCAACTATCTATTTCAAAAAAGTAATGGAGCGTAAAGAGACCATTACGCAAAACGGAAAAACCGAAAAAAGAAACTCCGTAGAACTTTGTATTTACGGAATCAAATCCGAGGATGATGAATCCGAAGAATCCGAAAAAATGGACGATGAAGACGCCATTGAGAACGGACTTGAAGAAGCTGAAAACGATTAAAAATATGACAAACCCAATGCCGCCAGAAATGGCTATGCCAGCCGAACAGGCTCCTGAACCAACTTCGCAAGGTGGCGAGGTTTCAATGTCGATCCCAAAAGCAGATTTTGACAATCTGTATGATTTAATCATGCAGTTGGCTTCTGTTCTGGAAAACATGAAATCTACTGTGGACACTCAAGAAATGGCCGCTCAAGAAGGAATGCCTATGGAGCCAGAAGGCGTGACTCCAAACGATGCCGCCGATCTTGAAATGTTCGCAAAAGAACTTAATTCTCGAAGCGTATAAAAGATGTTCGTATCCCAAATCTATGAGGAATGCGCAGAGATTTTAGGAACGACGAATTCGGAAAAGGTTTTCCGAAAAATCTCACAGGCGGTTCAAACTTTGATGGAGAGCGGCCACTGGTCGCATTCCACGGCTGAAATTGACATTTGCACAGGCTGGGACGGTCAAAGCGTAACCTTGCCTCGCGGTGTTGATACCCCATTGGCAATCAATGTTGATGGTTCGCCTGTTTATTTCAGGAACCGCTTGTTCCAATATCATGTGAACAAAGGCGGAAAATTTAATCCTGTCTCTTGGGCTTGGGATGATCGTGGATATACGCCAACAATGATGGAAATCCGCGAACCTTCACAACTGATCGCTATTGCGGAAACAGAAAATGATGTTGGCAAGCAAATTCGCGTCATTGGAATCAATGGGAATAATGTTCCTTTGAGATGCCAGCTTGAAAATGGAACCGCTTTGGATGGATTGCTTGTTTCGATTCATTCAATGAAAGATTTCCCATACGGAACGATTCTTCCGGATGATCAAACAGTCGAAACAAGGCTTGTTTCAATTGACCCAATTACAAAATTCGTCAACGACAATGGGCAACCGCATCAACTTGATTCTGGCGAAGGAATGAATATCCAGAATGAATCTGGCGTTATTCCAATTCCGCTGTATAACGGCCAAGTCGCATATGTTGGCATTCTTGACGCAATTACGATTCAACTTTTCAATGATCAAATAAATGCGGTCAATGGGAATTTCCCGATTGAAATGGAAAGCATTGTTTCTGCTGGAACAATCAAGATCAAGGACAGTAAGCCAAGTCAGGTCGTGACGGCAATTAACATGTATTCCCCCGTTCCCGTTCCCGTTACAACAGGGAATCCTGTTGCGTTTCCTGATACGATAGCACTTTTGCCTTCACCTTTAGAAAAAAAGGTTACCTATTTTGCGAATTTAATTAGCAACACAGAACTTGACATATTTGAATCTTACGAAGACGCGCAAAACAACATTAATCCAATTTATGTTCAAGGTCCGAGCGGAATTCCTTTCCCGATTGACATCAGAAAAGAACTTCTTCCTGAAACAAAACTGACCTTTGCAATTCCGCATTATTTTTTACAGGGCGATCAAATTCAATGTTACACGGCTGGCGGAACACTCCCAAATCCTTTGATTCCGAATCAGAATTATTTCGTTAATGTTGTTGATCCTCTCACAATCACGATTCACGAGACGCAAGCGGACGCGATAGCTTCTAGTACAACGAATTTTATCAATCCGATTAAAATTATTGATGCTGGTAGCGGCACAAATTACATCGTCAAACTCCTTTCAAGCACATTCCGAAGCGGCGAAACATCGCAAATTACAGCGTCCGGCCTGAATATTGCCCCGCCGACTGGTTCTGGAGCTAGTTTCCAAGCTGTTGTTACGGGTTCAGTCAGGGCTGTTCAAGTGACAGCGCAAGGCAACGGCTACGCGACTGTTCCCGGAGTTACTTTTTCAGAACCTCCTGATCCTCCGATTGGTTCTGGACAACAGGCAGAAATTGCAACCGGATACGCAATCATCAATACATTTAACACAAAACTTGAGCAGATCATCATCACAAATCCCGGATTCGGATATACTTCTCCGCCTGCAATAACGATTGATCCTCCAACTGGCGCGAGTCCGCAACAAGCAACCGCGTCAGCAACAATTCAAACATCTTTTGTTTCCTATTTCCGAAAAGTTTCTGGCGGAAACAACTATACGCAGGCACCGCAGGTTCAAATCACTGGAGGCGGAGGGTCGGGGGCAACCGCGCAGGCCGTTGTAAATAATACTGTGTTCAATATCAGTTCAATTTCTGTTGTTGGAACAACAGCAACTGCCACAACATCAGTTGCGCACGGATTTAATAGAGGTTCAATAGTAACAATCAAAAATGCAAGTCCTTCCGTTTTTCTTGGAGATAAAACTGTTTTAAGTGTTCCTCAACAAAACACTAACATAACGAGCATTACGAGAGCCGGAACAACGGCGACTGTTACGACAGCCGTTAATCATAACTACTCAACAGGTCAAATAGTCACAATTTCAGGCGTGACTGAAGTTCAATACAACGGAGATTATTCAATCACGGTCTTAAATTCCACGCAGTTCACATATGTTGTAACCGGAAATCCAACAACGCCAGCCGGAGGAGCATCAAAAATAGCAAGCATACCGCTACCTTCAGGTAATACATTTACTTTTACAGTCCCAAGCGGAACAACAGACGCAACTATTGGTGGAACTGTTGTTTCAGGAGAGGTTATCGCATTAAACATTATCACAAGCGGAACGGGATACACTTCGGCTCCCAGCGTTATTTTGACGCCATCAACTGGTGTGTTTATTGAATTCACCAGCACGGGAACATTGCCGTCTCCTCTTGTTGCTGGAACAGCATATCGGGCGGAAGCTCCTCTTGATACGAATGCTGGCGTTTTCACAGTCAGAAATGCCGACTTCTCGAAGGTCAATATTACCGGAGGCGGAAGCGGAACTTTTTACACAGTTCTTTCAAGGTCTTTTGGCGTTGATTTTACTGATCGTTGGCTTGGTGATTTCAAAAATTTGACAACTGGACAAGAAATTTACTTCGGAACAGACTTTATTCTTCCTTCAACAAGTCCTGCTATTGACGGGTCGAATCCTTTCACTTTGGAAGTCATTTCGCCAACAGTTGCAAAAATTAAAAATACGGCATTGCCACCTGTATATATTCAGGTAATTGCTTTTGGCGTTGGGCAATCATATTACGGAATTCGCCGTCAATGCACTATTTCTATTCCGGAAAACACGATCAAACCAGATTCTGTTAGATATTTACAAGAAGATGAAATAGTAAGATTCAATACTTCCGGCTCGTTACCAGCCCCGCTTATTGCTGGCGTTGATTACAAAGTTAAAATAGTTGGCGATGCAGTCCGAGTTTACACAACTGCAGGCGGATTGATTACTTTGAATTCTACTGGCGAAGGAGAACTCACTTTGGACATTCAAAGATCCATCAGACCATTGCCATCAACATCTATCCGTTGCGAAAAATCTCTATACGAAACAGGGCAATCAATCAATGTTAGGGCGGCAAAGGATGATGTTCTTCCGTCAGGATTGTCTGCTGGCGTTTCATATTTTGTTCGCGTAATTTCTGAAAACGCAATCGAGTTATACGACACAGAAGCAAACGCCAAAGGTTCTGGAACAACAGGAAGAATTGAATACAGGACTCCCGGAAAAACAACGGGGTCGCAATTCTACATTGACGCGATTGATGACGAGGTTCTTGTTAAAACAATTCATCAGATTGAAAAACCTTTAACTGACGGGTTTGTTTCTCTTTACGCATGGGATTTTGGCCGTTCAAATGACATGACGCTAATCGGGCAATACCATCCTTCAGAAATCAATCCTCAATATCGAAGAATCAGGGTTGGTGTTCCGAGCGCATGGGTAAGATTGGCATATCGGATGTCTCCGCCATTCATCACTTCCAAATACGATTACATACCAATTGAACATGAACGGGCAATTATCGCCGCAATTCATGCCGTGGATATGGAGGATAAAGATTTTGCTGACCAATCAGCGCGATATTGGGGAATTGCATTTAATTATTTGAGGAACCAACAGGAATATATTGACGGACACGCCATGACGACACCGCAAATCAATAACATCACATACGGGGATGGAACTGATTGGGTTATTAACTGATGAAATCCCCGCAAATCACATCAGGCAGAGATGTAAAAGCGACAAGCGGATGGTTTGCTGGCGTCAATTCGATTAGAAATCCGTGGGCGTTACCAGAAAACCAATTCAAGTGGGGTGTTAATGTTCAAGTCCGAGGCGGAATTGTTCAAACAAGACCCGGAAATGCAATGAGACTTTCTTTGCCTCCGGGAAATTTCCAAGGCGGAATATTCTTTGCGGCTAACAAACAAAAAAAATCACCTACAACTCAAGAAATTGATGGCCAAACGCAATTTACAGAGGCTGAAATTTTCGATGTTGAAGGAGGTGGCGTTATAGCGCAAGAATTAAACTACATTGTTTTTGCTGTTGACGGAGCCGTTTACTATGCGCCATTTCCTTTGGAACAACCAAAAAATTGGGCAGATCATAAATTAACAAATATCAAACTCGATCCTGATGTTGATCAATTTGTATTCACTCTGGCAACCCAATCAGCGAACCTTTCAACTGGGAAAAATGAAATCGTCACGCCTTCACATCGTGTCGTTTTTATTCAAGACGGGATTTCAACGCCTGCTTATTGGGATGGTTCAAATAAAACTGGAGAACAGTCAAAAAACATACCTACTGGATATTGGATGGCGTTTTCAGGGAATCGTCTTTGGATAGCTGATAAAAACATCGTATTAGCTTCTGATTTGGGAGACCCGACATCATGGGAAGAAAGAAAAAGCGGAACGGGGAGAGGTGATTTTGCTTTTAGCCGACCGATTACCGGATTGGTCAGTTATGTTGGTCAAGACACTTCTACGCGATTGATCGTT